GGACTAGGCCTGATGTCTTCTTTGTTGCTGCCCCCTTATAGTTAGTCTTACGGCGTGTACGTGTAGGTTTCTGTAGGGGTTCGATGTTATTCATAGGTTAACCAACTCAGCTTCTACATAGGGAATGTGAAAGAACTTCTCTCCGTTTGTTATGTATCTACCCTTGGCACCCTTAAGCCCCTCTTGGGTGAGCTGTGTGTCCTTGATACGCCACGCTTGCTTGAAGTCAGGCCTAAAGATGTAGAAGTTAAGGACACTGAATGTATCTGTTGTTGAGTGTTTGTCTAACAGACGTTGCTTACGCTCAGGGATACGGATCTCTGTCCAATGTGTAGGCCAGTCAGCTTTCCACGCTGTCTTGACTTCAGCCTCGTTGAAGTAGGTGTATCCATTCTTCTGTGATACAACGTCAACATTGAAGTTCTCCTCGTTGTTGACGATAGTGTGACCCTTAGCCTCCAAGTAGGAGACCAAGGCATCACGGGCAGGACTATCATACGCTTCGTATAGTGCTCGACTAAAACTCTTCCGTACCGCTGTCATTGAGTAGTTCCTTTAGTTCGGTGTAGCCACCAATGTGCTCACCTTTAGGGTTAAAGATCTGGGGTACAGTCGTCATACCAGCATCTTTGATTAATGTCAAGAGCCATTTACTGCTAGAGGAGTCGAGGGTGTAGGAGGTGTACGCCAACCCCCTACCCCGCAACAAAGCCTTAGCTTCATAACAGAAGTTACACTCTGTTCTACCTAAGACTACCCAACTCATGTCAAGTCCACAATCTCACAGGAGTCACCTGAGCAAGCCATAGTCTGACTACCTGAAGTGTTGTCCTCTTTCTCGTAGTCAGCAAGAGAAGTCCAGTCGATAGCCTCAGGCATAAGTGACAACAGTTGTTCGTACTCAGACTTACCACAGTCTTGGTAGGGTGCCTGTTGGTACGTATGGTCAGAGTGAGGTAAGAAAGAAACACCACTCATCTCGTCAAAGTGTTTGTACACAAAGGCACCTACTTCCATCCACTCAGAATCCCGTACTGAGATAGTCACACTTGGCTTGTGTTCACACCAGTGACGTTGGTAAGTAAGCCAAGTTTCTAGCTGTTCAATTGCTGTTGTGTCATTACGTGTGACAGCATTATCAGGAGACTTCATAGGGAAGCTAAACACTGTGGTCTGCTCTGGTTTCATGACACATGGTTCACTAGGGATACCTTGGTCAATCATGAACTGTGTCAAGGGGTCTTTGTTGTCTCCTCGAACGGTTCGGATGTAATAGTTATTGTGACGGGCGTGAATCCCAGAGGCTGAGTCAACGAGTTGGCTAACTGTTCCCGATGGCTTAACACAGCTAATAGCAGCAGCAACAGGAATATCGAGAAGGCCAGCCCACTCAGCATTAGTTTCAATTGCAATTTCACGTAATTTCTCCAGTGTTTTGTCTAGGCCAGCATTCTTACTGGTCATTAACGGATTGTCCATAATGCCTGTAAGGCTCACCCCTAGCAGACGTTCAGCTTCTGTATTGGTAGTCCAGATCTTACGAAGGTAAGGCATCTTGGTATAGGTAGATTGGATCGTACCCAAGATGGTAGCCAGTTTAACCTTATGGGCTAGAGTGTCAAAGGTATCTGTAGCTCGTACCACGCACTCCGTTAGGTTGCAAAACTGATTTGGGCGCAAAATTATTTCCGAACACGGGTTGGTCCCGAACTCAAAGTTAGGGTCACGGCGTCCATTCTTCTCCGCTTGGTTCTTAGATGCCTGACGATTAAAGATGCCACGTTCACCTGAGCCTGACTCAACGAGTGCTGTCCACTCCCGCATGAAGGACATAGAGTCTGGCTTCTCAGTATATGACACAGAGTTGTTAGCCAAGGCTCGTTGAGGATTGTTCTCCCACCAGGCACCACTCTTAGCATGACGCATACGGTCATCCGAAAGGTTGCTCAAGGAGATCATGGCACTACGGCGTACACCACCAACAACAACTACCTCGCCAATCTTACACATCAAGTCGTGGCACTCTACCGATGACAACTTACGGCCTTGAGCAGACTTGAAGGTAGCCACGGTAAAGTTAAATAAATCAATCAATGGTGCTGGTCCTGACGCACGGCCCCCAAAGGTCTTCAAACGGGCACCAGCTGGACGTACCTTAGACACATCCCACTTAGGGATCTCACCACTATAGAGGAGTGCAATAACTTGACGGAGAGCCTTAGCCCAACCTTCCTTACTGTCCTTAACGACAACGATAGACTCACTCTCGAAGAGCTTAGGCACTTCTGGGAGCTTGCTGATGAACTGTCTCTCGACGGAGAAACCAACTCCAGTACCACACAACAAGATAAACATAGCCTCATCGAAGGACTTAAGGTCATCTACGGGTAGGTAACTACAGTTGTACATACAGGTGTTGTCACGGGAAGCGGCAGGGCCAGCTGTCATGAGTGACCGCATAGAGGGCATCACCTCTAAGCCAAGGATAGCATTCTCAAGCTGGTCGATGTAACTGTTGTCACCTGCTACAGGCTTAACGATGTTGTCGATGTAACGGGATACTGTCTCACCCCAATTCTCTCTTCGTCCTTCCTTGTCTAACCATCGTGCATACCGGGAGGTAGCGATGAATGTTTGATAGTCTGTTGGTAGTAGGTTGCTCATTCACCTCGTCCTCGCATTGTTTTATCTTCTTCTAACCAGATCATACGGTCAATGTCTTCTCTGTTTATTCCAATGTCCTTTAGTTCCCTGTCAGACATTTGATTCAGCAGCTTGACTGCTTGTCGGTGCTCAGACCACATCACACAGTATCGTAGGAACCTGACTACAATATTGTTTACCCATCTCTTCTTCATCGGTTATCTCCTGATCCTTTAATCACATCACGCCTAGCTCTATCGTTTAGCTTGTCCATGTTTGTTTGCATAACCTCTGAGAGATTACTGTAGAAGTAGTTGGATAGTGCTGTAGCATAGAACACTACATCCCCTAGCTCCTTGATGATTTCTTTCTGGCTGACCTTGGTGTTGTCTCTGAGATACTTCTTGATCTTCTCAGCAACCTCACCTGCTTCACCTACCAAGCCTAGGGTATTCTCTATTAGGCGGGTGTCACCAGAGGTAACGATCTTATCTTCTACCCAGTATGAGTAGTCGATAGGTGTCACATCTATAATCTTGAAGGCATCTATGTCCTCTTGTGTAATCATATTACAGTCCTTTAGTTTTCATTGTCTATGGAGTCTATTGGTAGGTCTTGGAAGAAGAAGTCTTCTAAGTCAATGTCACCCCTGTTAACAAGGATGTCTAGAACATCTACCTCTTCTAAGTCTACCCTAGCTAGGACGCCAAGCAATCCGTAGCTAGTTATCAGTAACTCTAGTTGACCTTTGTAGTCGAACATCTGCTCACCTTAAAGTTTATTCGAAGGGTTATGCGTCATAAACGTAGTCATCAATGACAACCCCCTCAATGGTTGAAGATACCTTATTTGATTCAGCATAAGCATCATCGAAAGTATCGTATAACATCTCAGTGTGTTCGAGTTCACCATCAACCTCTGACAAATAAACAACACAGTATGGGTGTTCTTTATTACTGTCCATGATGTACTCTGGATGTTCGAATGGGCCTTCAAGAACCTTATGCAAGGTGATCTTCATTTCTTTTTCCTTTCACGTAGCCATGTATCAGGTATAACCTTGTCAGCATACTGGAATCCGTGCCTCTTGCACCACATACCGTATGTCGTAGAACTACCCTTATATAGCTTTGCTTTACTGTTTGTAAAGACAAACCTTATATCGAACTCAGGGTGTTGAGCCTTGACAGCAAGGTGTTTAGCCCTATCAGACGATATGAACCGTCCCTTTGTCTCAACTACTATGCCATTGTCAAGAACAAAGTCAGGTGTGTAGGTCTTTATCTTAGGATCTACCCACTTGATCTTTAGTTTCTCGTACTCGAAAGGGACACCCTTCTCCTTTAGATAGATAGCTGTGTCCTCTTCTAGGCCAGACCTGTACCCGGCAAGCAGTGCTCTCTTTCGTAGCTTACTCCGCATCCAAAGGAACCTCTGGAACCTTAGGCTCATACACTACATCAACCAAGTACTGTGGTCCGAAACTGTATATGAACTTACGAGCCTCAGGCCAGCACTCTTTCTTGAACTCACAGTAGCTACACATCATAGGCAGCTTAGTGTTCGGACTTGACTTGGACTGAGGTACTGGTTCGTAGCGTTCAGACGGGATGTCCCCTGCTACTAAGTCCTTAGCCTCTAGCATTTCATGCTCTTTGGTCTTTAAGTCCTCTGTGAAGTCATGCACATCTAAGCAGATATGTCCGTTCTGTTTGTCGATAGCAAGGAAAGCACCGTGTGTCTTGTTAGTCACAAGTGGATCATCTTTACCTGCATACACATACGAACTTAGCTGGCTGATGTAGCCGAAAGCGTCATCCTCTCGTAGTGTACCTTCCTTGAACTTCTTGAAAGCGAAGGAACTACAAGACTTAACATCCACAGTCATGCCGTTAATCACACAGTCACGATGTCCTTTGATACCGTGAACATCAAGACGATCTTGTTGTCCTTTAACATCATGACCTGCAGCGATAGCAATGGCAAGTGCAAGCTCTTCGATCATGTCTCCGTAGAAGAACTTGAACAAGGTACTAGCATTGAGTGGGATAGAGGAGTCAGACTTGTTGACCTTGTACCACAGTTTACGTTTACATGGTGTCCCGATAGAGGACAGTGAGAGGTAAGCCCTAGGTTCTTGGGGCTTGCTGAAGCGTTGGTTAGCCGCCTGTGAGATGTTGGTGCCTAGGGTAGAACCAACTACCCCAGACCAACCACCTTCACCCTTGATAACCTCGTGCATATCAGCAACAAGCGTGTCAATGGTTTTCATATTAGAAGCCCACCGCTTCGTTCTCTTTAACGTACTCTACAAGTTCGAGTACCTTAACACCGACAAGGCTGGTACGGCTGTACTGTTTACCGTCACTACCAGTGAATGTAGTAATCAGGTTAGTACACTCAGCTACAGTACCGTTACCGATAGTACCCATGTCTTCTGTCCAAGGGTTACCATCCTTGTCTGTGACCTTAGGCTCACCACCTGCTTGCTCAAGTACACTACCGTCTTTCTTGAGAACCTTGTGAGGACGGACGAACTTAACTACCATCTCGCCTTCCATGATACGCTTCTGGTTAGGTTGCTTCTGTGAGCCAGCTTCCTTGAGGCGTGACATCATCTCCTTGTCGAGGACTTGGTTGACTGTGTAAGCACCCTCAGTCTTCTGGTAAGCACCACCGTATCCTTCGAGGTCTCGGTTACCTTCTGATAAACGTGCCCATTCGATTGGACCAGTTGTTGTTACTTCTTTGTATGTTGTTTTAGGCATTGGTTTTCCTTTGGTTGTTAGGGGCCATACTTATATATTAATACGTACAGTAGTCGGTGTCAACAGTTAATGTGTATCTTTCCACGATTTTCCTATAGAAGATTCACCTGCAAGTGGGCACATAATTCCTAGCTCTAGTCCTGCCCATTGGATAGAGTCTCGTTGTATCTTAGCTAACCTTTCTGCATCTTCTAAGCTCCCTCTTACTTCTGTTTGCCATTCGTCATGCACCCAAGTACACACCTTAAAGTCTATGCCTTGGTTGCTTGCCTCTTCCATCCAGCGTCTAGTTGCATACTTCATAACGAGGGTCTCCCCGTTCTGCAACATACCCGCTAGTGTCTTGTGTTCGCTAGGTACTACAACCCTGCGTCCATCGTAACCTCTGAAGTAACCCTGTGATGCTATCTCAGGGATAACTTTCTTCTTTAGTCTAGACAATCCTTCAATGCTCTCAGTGAAGTTGTTGACTGCCTTACCTGCTTGTCCCATGTTAGTCTTGAGGATCTGTGCAATCTTAGCTGTACCTGCCCCCAGTAAGAAGGCATAGATGAATGTCTTAGCCATGTCCCTTGAGATACCAGCTAGGCCTAGAGCCTTACGGTTAAGGTTATGGATGTCTGTCTGATCCTCACTCCTACCTTCTATGATAGCCTTGATGTACTGCTTACTCTCCATGATGTCAGCAAGAATACGAAGCTGGATACCTGAGGCATCTGTACCTACAAGATGGCAACCCTCTGGTGTAGTCCATAGGTCTCTGAACCTACCATCGTAGTCTGACTTCACCTTCTCTACTGCTGTCTTAGGCTCACCATGAAACACACTAGGTATGTTGCCCATGTTAGGGTTACGGTGTGCCATACGTCCTGTCCATGACCCGATGTGCATGAAGCTACCGTGGATACGGGTGTCATTGCTATGTGAGAACGCCTGTAGCCACTCTGAGAGGGTGCTTCTGCGTCCTTCTAGGGTAAGCCACTCAGCGAGAG